CTGCACAAAGTCCAAGAATTTCGGTTTCAGTATCGTTTACAAATTTAAGCTGTCCTTCATGTAAATCAGATAAAACACGTTCAAGAATTATATTTGTATCTTTTTCTTCTGGTGGGTTTAGAAAACCGAGCAAAGGTTCTTTTTCGCAAACGTCAGTAATTAGGGTCATGCTGACATATCAAAGCGAAGAAGTTTAGCTTGCATTTCTACGGCACGTATGGCGACCTGTAATTGATTATCTAAAGATGCGCGGCGCTCATAATCTGCAAGTCTGGCGATTGCACCTACAAGCCATTGCGGGCGTTCTAGTTGTGCGTCTTCGCTTTGTAATATGCGAGCGCGTGACATATATTCTTCAGTTTGCCTTAAACTTACATCAAAATATTCCGCGCAGTGTCGTACGATCTGAGTTTTACTATGACCTTGTAAAAGGAGATCATAAACTTTGTGTATTCTTTTATCAATTTCAACGTTGGTTGCTTTTTTAGCCATGCCTTAAATATATATCATGAATTGAGGAGTTGACATCTTAAAATAATTTTATTATAATTAAATTGTAAACAAACCAATTAAACCAAATGAAAAACGCTTATTGGCACCACCATGAATTTCGACATGAATTAAGGGGTATTGCCGCTTTTTATCCAAAGACATATATGAAGGTTGGAAAGATATTAAAAGAGAAAGGCATTTTAGATTATCACTATGATTTTAAAAATCAAACTAATGATGATTTATTGAAAGAGTGGATTGCAATTCTTCAATATATGCCCAAACACGTTATTCCATATAGAGGGATGGGAACAGACAAACCTTGGTGCGAACATGATTGGACTAGAAGAACAAAGGAGTTGGCACAATGAGCAATTTTCTAATGATGCTTGCAGCTTCAGGAGTATTTTATCTGGGGTTCAGCGATGCTTTAACTCAAATGACTGAATACGATTGCCGCGTTGGGAATGTACAAGCGGCTTGCGAGGTGTTGAAGTGAACAAAAGATATGACTATAAAGATCAAGAATTTAATTTAAAGATGAGAATTAAGTTCTTAGAAAAGAAACTAAGGGAACCCGACCATGATATTGAAAAGTATCAGGAGTGGGAAAGTAATCTGGAAATGGTACGGGAAGAGTTAACAAATTTACAGTTAAAAAAATTTAAGTTTTTTCTTAGTAAATGGATTCATAACTTCAAAACAGGAAATCAGACTGTAAATGTAATTGATTGTATGTTTGCTTCTATGGAGGAGGAAGAACAAAAAGAAATGGCTGTGAAATGGTATCACAGGGTCGTAAAAGAAAAAGATATAAGACATTATCAACTGTTGGCGCAATATACAAAAGAAGAAAATCAAATGCTTAAAAATAGAGAAAAAAAAGCATTAAAAGCACAAAAGCAACAATATAAAAAACGACTAAATATACAAAAAGAACAAAATAAACAAGCTATAAAACGTCATAACGATTATTTATGTAAACAATATGTTTCACAATTAGAACGATATAAAAATCATCTTGAACAACTCGAAGAAAAAAACAGAATATTAAATAACAGAATTGACGAACTAGAGGATCAAAAATATCAATTACATAAAAAATTAAAAAAAATAGATGCGATGCAAGAAGAAATAGATAAAAGGGCAGAAGTATATAAAGAAGGCTTGATTAAATCAGGCTTGAAAAACATTTTACAAAAGGAGAATTTATGAAAGATCAGGAACAGTTAAAAGCAATTAATCAATTATTGGCTTTGGTTATTGGTGGGCGTATTGCAAGACAGACTGAACATTTAAAAAGCGCTCCTTTGAATCGCGTAAATCATGCTGAAAAAATAATTGCTGATAAAGAACTTCAGGAAGCTACAAGAGATTTACAAGATGGCTATGAAGACGCGTCTAAAAAAATTTCACAGATACAAAGAAAACTGGAAAGTTTGGGAAGTTTAAAAATATTAGCGGAAATGGTTGAAGGAAATATAAGGGATGCGGCTCTTGCTGCTATCACTGAAGGTGCAAATTCTGATGGATATTTGTTTGAAGAGTACAACGATTGGGAAAATAAAAAATGAAATATAAATTTGTTAATGATGATAATGAAAAAGCAAAGAAAGCCGAGGAACAATGGGAACGTATTACAAAACATTTGAACGAGGAACAAAAACAAGAATGTTTGATGATGTTAATACAGATGAGTAAAAGTTTATTTTTTCATGAGCCTTGGTTATTGAAGCATTTTACAGAAAGAGAACGAAAACAAATATTGAATCAGTTTACAGAAGATGAACAAATAATAATGTTAAAAAGATTTGATTTGGAATTTCAACATTGGAAAGAAAAGGATAGTTGACAATACTAATCAATTATATTATAATTAATTTGTAAGCAAACCAAACAAACCAATGCAAATCGAAACAGACTTAACAAAAGAACAAACCCATTATTTGATTGGTCTTTTAAATAAAGATTATGTTCAATTAAGAAAATTCAAAAAACAACTTATCAAAAATACACCCCCTGAAATTATGGTTGAAGATGTAAAAGTTTTGGTTGATAAATGTCGAACCGCGATGATGGAAAACGAAACCATATGCCACAAATTAGACGATCATTTAACAGACATTGGCAGAGGTTATAAATTAAACATTGATAAAGATTGGAAAAACAAATGCTTAAATAATAAGAATGTTCACTAAAACTTAACAGATGATTATTGAAACCCCTTCTTTGCTTTCTCCTTGTGGTTCATATCAGGTTGACTTCTATCCGATAAAAGGTCAGCCTGATCTTTTCTTTCGTATAGGAACATTTAATGGGATAACAGAATTTAAAGAGACAGTAAGTAAACCTGAAATGATGAGAGATATTGAACGCAAAAGATTTAGGTATTTTAAAACAATTCAACTAAATAGAATCCCTCAAATTTATGAAACAAAATTATTCAATTAAAAGTGTAAAAAATTCAGAATGTAATGAATGGTTTTTAAAAAAGCATTATGCGCGAAGATTACCGAATATAAATTGCGCTTTTGGGTTATATGACAATTTGAATTTATTACAAGGTGTTTGCAGCTTTGGAAAGCCTATGAGCCATACGTTAATATCTGGCGCAGTAAATGGATTATATCAAGATAATTTTCTTGAATTGAATAGACTAGTTATTAATGAGGGATTAGAAAGAAATGTTCTTAGCTTTTTTGTTTCTGGTTG